TCTAACTTCCAATCCATAGTCAATCATATTTTCTATTTGTTTTAAATTTTCAACAGCTTGAAAAGCTTCAGCAGTTGCATCACCGGCATCTATTGCAGCTTGTCCTGCTGCAGCAAGGTCTGATATTTCTCTATATTTTTCTGCTGTAATTGCAGCGTCACCTGCATAACCAAGTCCCATTGAGGTTGGTTTTAACGCTCCAGCACCACCCATAACAGGTTCTGCTAATCCACCGCGAACTCCTGTAGTACCTATTTCTCCAAAAGCCTCCGGTCTCGCAGCATCAGCGCCAGCTAGTCCACCTGTTATTGCAGAAAAGGCAGCTGACAATTTGTCAACTTCAAAGTCTTCGTTTTCATCTGTTGTAAAATAATCACCAGCCACGTCACCTGCAGCAGCTCCAGAAGCTGCAAAAGCAGCTAGTAAAAGAGGGTTGGTTATGCCCATCGCTATTGCTAGTGCCGTTCCTAATTTACCACCACCTATTCCGCCTAACTTTCCTCCTAAAAACTGTAATTCATTTGGAGTGATTTTGGATTGAAACTTTCTAATTGGTCGTGCTATTTCTTCGCCTAAAAACTCACCAGCTGGATCTAGTATTTGTTCCTCTAAAGCCTCTCCAGCTTGATCTAATATGTCTTCATCAACAAAATCAATAAAGTCACTGGCAACATCTTTTACTTTATCTTCTGCTCTTTTAGCTTTTCTTTTAAGTGAACTACCTATACCAAGAAAAAACTTAGGCCTTAAACCAGCCATTTCTCTTCGTGCATTATCTTCTAAATATTTTCTTAATTCTGCTTTATTCATGAAAGCTGTTCCTCTTTAGATATACTGGTTTTGTGCAAGACGCCTAGGCTTGAAATAAGGCTTTTTGTTTAATTTACTGTTTTTTGCCATAAATTGCAACTACGATTCTGAACCTATATCAGGCATTTTAGCTACCTTTATATAGACACTTCTAGATATATCTTCTCTTTTTGTGTCTGTATCTGGATTATCTACGTCAGCGTCACCTTCTGCATCAGAGTCATACTCTTTATTTGTTTTTAAATTTTTCAATACTACTGTGGTATCCACTTTTATTTTAGCTACTTTCTTATCGCCCTCGTATAGCCATGCTACTGATCCTGGTTCTTCAAATGACATATTTCCTCCTAGTCTCTTGTTATTTCCAAATACGACAGAACGACATGTAGGTCGTTAGCATTTTCTGCCTGTACTTTTATAACCTCACTTTCGTCACAAACCAAGGGTTGTGTCAAGAGTTCAGTTGTTGTTTTAGCAGCTATGTCTTTTTGTTTAAACAAGCTGAATATTGTACCACCAGAATTGACCAATGTCACTGTAATCTCACATGCGTTGCTGGCGTCATCATTTGACACCAAAAATGACTTGACCACAGATACTGTTTCTGCGGGCACTGTATACAGAGTGGTTAAATCTGTGGTGGTTAAATCTACCTTTGAATTTTTATATCTATTTGCCATCTATCCTAAAAACCATGTTTGTTGTTGTTGATCGTCTTTCACACTTTGTTGATACGTAGTGTTTAATTGTTGTATTATGTTTGAAATACTACTGTTTATTTGTCTTTGCGTACTTGTGTCATATTTATCTTTTGGTTCTGGTATGTCTACTATTATCTTTGTCATTATCTACCTCCGTCTGGTTTTACATCTATTGCCAAAGTACCATATCTCCAAGATTCATTTACCGCGGTGTTTGCTATTTTTACATTTACAAAACGACCTCTTGCTCTTGTATCTATTTTGGTTGTGCTTGATGTTACTGTAAAAGGACTATGTGTAGACGATGCTTCTGTAGAAGATGGAAAGTCTTTAACAGCTAAGGTAACTGTTGCATTACCTGCTAATGTTTTAAAGTCAGGTAAAAACCTACTAACAGAAACAAAATTACTTGCTGTGCCTTCTTCACCCTGTAAATCAAAATCGTATGATTGTAAATTAGATGTAACAGTAGTAACAGAACCATCTTCGTTTGTTTGATCTGTGCCCACTTCATGTTGAAAATATTTAGTTTGTCCAAGCCCACTTTCACCAAGTAGCACGGGAAACGTGCCAGTGCCAGTTGTGTCAAACTTTGTGGCGTATGGTTTCTCGTATACTTTACTGTCCATCCATGATGTTCTTGCTTCTGTATGCATTGCCCATACTCCACCAGGCACTTCTGCGGACTCTGCATAATTATAGGATACAGCTTTACTATTAAAATCTGTGTTTGCTGGATACCACCAAGTTATTTCTGTAAATAAACTATTGAGACCTGCTGAAACTTGTTGTCCTTTTGTAGTGTCAAAATTATCAAACACCTCATCTTCTACAGCGCAAGGCAAAGTTTTAACTGTTCCATCATAGTATAAAAAACCTTTTGATGTCATCCAGTATGCAATACCGTCAACCACCACAGCTGCGTTCTTACCAATCAAACCGCAGTTTGTACCAACTTGTTCTACACCAAACACAAACGGTTGGCCCACGTTTCTAACTGTATACAGTGCGTTGTCAGTCCAAACTAATATGTCTTCTTTTCTTTGTAGTGCACCTATTATTTTTGTGCCGTCTTGTAACCTAAGTGTGCCTGCTGTATTTGTAGAAGTTGCTACATAGGTATTTATATCTTCTTGAGCTGAGAAACGTATAAACATATCATCCTGTGTAGATGCAGTGCCTATAGTTGTTTCTGTACCTAAATGTATTAGGTGTCTTGTTGTAGGAGACATTATAGATAATCTAGATGCTGTTGGATTATTACTTGTCAAAAAATTAGTTGTAGACTTTGACGCTCTAACTGTAGTTGGTGTAGTCGCTCCTGCATTCCAAGTGAATGTTTCACCGTTTGCAATAGTTGCAACTAACACTTCACCAAAGTTTGTTAGTGACCAAAGTCCAGGTTCTAGTGTTGTTTGATTTGCAGGAACTGCAACACCCCAACCGCTGTAATCAGATGCGTTTGTAACTGTAGCACCATTAGCGTGTGTTGTAGCACTTGTGCCGTTGGTGCCTCTTGTTAGTCCTGTTAAATCGTTACTAGACTTACCAGAGTATGTTATCAATTCAGTGCCAATAAGTATTGTGCCAGATGTTGGAAAAGCAGCTCCACTCGTAAGAGTTAAAGTTGTATCACTATTACTAAATGTGCCACCCTCATTTATTGTTGATGTAACAGCACCAGCAAGATCACCACCCCAAGGACCCACACCCCAACCATATCCGTATGTTTGTTTTTGTGGTCCAACTTTTGTGTATACTTCAAGTGTTGTTGATCCACCAGTCGATATAGTTGCTGTTGCAGCAGCGCTTGATGTTATTGTAAATGTTTTAGGACTAGGAACTGTATTGACCATAAACTTTGCGTCTTCAAAGTTTGATGCACTAAGCCCCGTTCCACTAGGCAAGGTTACTGAGTCAAGTAAAATTATATCACCAACCTCTAAACTATGTGCTGACCCCGTTGTTACAGTAACAGCGGTTGATTCATCTGTTGTTGCAAGTGTACAACTTGTTTGTCTAAGACTTGCATCAAATGGTGATATGTCAAACAATTGTCCTTCAAAATATAATAATAAAAATTTATCGGTGCCAAGTGCAATGTATCTGTTGCCTGTTGTATCTACAAATGAATGTTGATTTCTAACAACACCTACAATGCTTTCATTTACTAATGATGACCAACCACCAACTTTTTCTGGCAGTCCGTATCTAAAACGCACATTGTCACTGTCAATCCAACGGTTCTCTGCACCTTTGGTTGTATTTTGTTTATCTATTCCTGGTATAATATCGAAGTTGATAAGAGCCATGTAAACCTCTTACGTTCCAGCAAAATGCTTCTTGACCCAACCTTTTGTTGAATTTGCGTATACAAGTGTAAAGCTTTGTCCGTTTGTACTAACAGTTAAATCACTGGCGCTACCTTGTATGGGCTGACTGTTTCTACCAATAGTCAAATTGTTAGAGTTAAAACTAAGTTTGCCGTCTAAGAAGTGCACTTCATTACCAACAGCAGGACTCGCTGGTAGTGTGACTGTAACAGCAGCCGCACTTGTATCTACAATAACTTGATCGCCGTTTACAGCTGTGTATGCACCTGTTGTGGTTACATAACCTTTTTGTGTAATACCTGTGATTACGTTTGTGCCGTCAACAATCACAAGCATCGTAGATCCAACAGGCATAGTTACACCTGTGCCTGAGCTTGTTTTAATTGTTACGGTATAATGACTCGAGCTTCTAGTTGTGCCATCGACTACTAAATATGTTTTTTCGCAAGAGTCTGGAAATATCAAACTTCTGTTTGCTGATAATGTGCCTGTAAGTTTTATAACTTTGTTACGACCATCTGATGCAGAGCCATCGCTGATGGCTGGTGTTTGGTTGCCAGATGCTAAACTAAGTTCAACATAGCCACCTACAGCTTGTTCTACTAAATCAAGGTTTGTATTAGTGACTGTGCCCCATAAACCGGCCTTCTCACCGGTGGTCATTTTTTCAAGTTTTAGTGATGTAGAAAATGATGATGCCATAATTATTT